TAGTTACTTCTTTGTGAATAATTAATAATTTTATTACATTCAACACAATAACTAAAACATGGGGTTTTGAATCCTTTGGTTTCTTCACAATTACACATATTTTATAAATATGTATAAAAACATAAAAAGGAATGTCCTAAAAACATTTTTTTTAATTCACAAAATCAACACCTAACTCGTTACTTTCACTTTCACTTAAATCAAAATTAGTATCTCCCATTTTATCAGACCAATATTCAGAATATTCTTTTTTGTATTTATCCAAAGCGTCTTTAGTGTCAGGGATATATCCATTATGCACCGCAATTATTTTTCCATCTTTATAACCCAAACCATTTACGTGATTTTTTAATATTGATATTTTTGTTCTAACTGCAAATGAAACTTTTCTACCATTTTTGGTTGCGTCAATATGATTTACTCCAGAATTTTTCTGATTACCAAATAAAAAAACCAATGAAGATGCTAGGTATATTGCTTGACCTCCTTTTGGTTGGATTGTTGGTTGTCCAAAAGGTGAATCAGGCAATTGGACCCACGCTTGGTTAATTACTACCATAGTATTATAGTACGGGTAATCTTCTTTTTTAGACTTAGTTATTCTTGAGTGTAAACCCATACCAATTTTGTCGGCTAAAGCCTTAGCCGTATGCATAGTACCTCCTGCCCCATCATAAGTCATTTTACAAGGAATTGACCCTATTGAATCAATACAAAACAATAAGCTATAGGGTACTTCTCCGTTTTCTTGAGCATCTAAAACTTTGTTTATAAAATCAGTTAATTGTTCAACATATTCAAAAGAATCATTAAATATAAATTGACCTTCCCACTCTCCATCTTCGTTTTTTGACGCTTCTAAACCCAACTCAACCGCATGCTCCCAAGACCATTTTTTTTCTGTTATAATAAACACAGGTAAATGCCCTTTTTTTTGAGCATCCGCAGCTGCGAGAATCATGGCGGTAGTTTTTGATGAATTTGAATGCCCGATATTGGTATTTATCGCCCCCATTACTGGTCCAGGTAATCCACAAGCTTCCAAAAACGCTTCACCACAATTATAAAATTGTTCGGGTTTATACTTAGTTTTAGTTGAGAATTTAGATTTAATACTATCTAAACCAATTTCTTTCTTTTTAATTGCCATTATTATCAAATTTAATTAATCCTGTCAGGGAATCCAATTTATCTTTAGCGTTGGCATATTTTTCAATCATTTTATCCATTTCTTCCAAGTGTTGTGGGTGTTCTCCAATACCAACAGGATTGTTGAAATAAATAAGGAGTGTCGCTTCCGCTTCCGCAATTTCTGCCTCATATTTTTTTATGAGGGCTTTATACATACTCTCAGCTATTTTCATAAAAATTAAATATTAAAAAGGTACTTGGACATAATGTCTAAGTTATTGTCCAAGTACCAATAAGTTATTAGAACGGCATATCATCATCAGGGTCAGAGTCCGCTTGTGGGTCAGAGTAACCTCCACCACCAATTGATACTTCTCCTTCATCAGAATTACCATAAACGTATTTACCTGATTCAGAATCCCAACGTGGGGTTTCACCACGAGCAATTGCGTCCAAATACTCAACAGGTTTTTTAGAATAGACATCAGACCATGTCAATTCGTCATTAATCCAACTATCAGCTGTTTCCTTAGTCTCATGTACTGCCGTTGGGTCGTCGTACATAATAGTTTGGATAACTGTGTAAGTTGCTCCTTTAGGGGTTTTTGCCTTTGCCAATTCCAAGATAATATCTCTACCTTTATCAGGGTCGGTAATATCTCCTTTAGCTTTCCAAATTGGAATAATCTTATCAAGAATTCCTTCATTCTTGTAATTGTGTTTGAAACGCCAAAATTTAACTCCGTCTTGTTCGTTATCTCTATCAACAACTTTTACGATATAAAATTTACGCGGTTTGTAATTTGCCGCCAATTTTTTATCGGTTTCTTTTCCAGTTGCCATCAACTCATCATAAACCTCAGTAAGAGGAGAACGTTCATTGTCATTTTTACCTGGGTCGTAGATTTTGTTCCATTTACCATCAATTTGAACTTCGTGGTACCATACTTCTTTAAATGGGGAACTTCCGTCTTTTGTTGGGAGGATTCGTAGTCTTTTTTGACCTTGTTTCTCGTTATCTTTTAGGATAGCCGCGAAATACTTCTTCATTCTTTCATCTTGAGACATTTTTGAGGTGTTAGATGAACCACCTTGACTTGCTTTTTCGTACTGAGCAAGAACAGCGTCTAGTGAATTGTTTGTCGCCATAATATATAAATTTAAAAGTTTAATTAATAATAAGTGTCAGCCGTGGTGTTGTCAAATTAAAAAGGGACCGAAGTCCCTTTTTTATTACTTGACTTCTTTAAAATCTTGTAGGTCGTCTTCATTTTCATCAGAAAAGTCTCTAAAACTTTTCTTAATTTCATTAGGTGAATATGACTCAACATCATCTGATGTTAAAATATATTCATTTTTCCCTGTTTTTTCCATATCTTCAATCTTGTCTTCAAAAAAAGAAGATAATTTTTGGTTAAATGGACCTGAATCTAAAGTTCTTAATTCTAATTTTTCTTGATTTGTTTTAGGTCTGTATTTTTCAACTTTAGCTTCTAAATCATTTAATTTACTAACAATAGCATCCATATTTGATAATTTACTTTCTAAATCCTCTAAATGACTGAATAAGTTATTAAAGTATTCTTCTTGTTTTTCAGAAACTTCTTTTTGTGATTTAACCAAATCAGTTATTTCTAATTCCTCTCTGTTTTCATCTTTTTCCTCACCAACTTTCTCAACATCAGGGTCAGTTTCAATATCCACAGGTTGTGGTGTTGTTGGTTCAGGAGCTGCCGGTGGTGCCGGAGCAGCGGCCACTCCTCCACCAGGTGCCGGTGGTAATGTGGGGTCCGCACCGGGAGGTGGTGGTAGAGCGGCTTCACCTTCAGGTGCAGGTGGAACATCTTGTTCATTGATATATCGATTTATATCATTATGTCTTTTAAGTTCATTTATAATTTTTTCGTCAATCCTCATTTTGTTATCCGTTCAAAAGTTGTTTAATACCAGTTGTGGTTTCAACTTGGATTTTTCTATTCTGTTGCATTGTGTTATCAACTCGTTCAATAAGACCATCTTTCATTCTTAGAGTGTAACATTCTCCTGTATCTAAATCGCAAACTTCTTTATATCCGTTACCTGATTCTTTTTCAGTAATTCTAGTACTTTTACCTAAGTATCTATCTAATATTTCTTTTGTATTCATAATACTTTTTATTAATAAATATCTTTATATTTTAAATTATTTTAATTTGATGAATTATATAAATCAATCGCCTTTTGAACTTCTGTTTCAATATTTGATAACTGATTTGGGTCAAATGTGTCATATGCGGATGAACTTGCTCCCGCAAAATTATTAATCCAAAATTTAGTAATCTCCTTAGCAGTATTTACATTATTTAAAATTGGTTGAAACGCTAACCATTTATCTCTTAAAAATCTTATTGAATCATCAGGAGTTTTGAAAGACGCGAATGGTATATTATCCGTTGAACAGAAATATCTAAATTGGAAATAGTTTAAAGGCCAATCTCTGTTTAACGGTAAACCTATAAAGTTGTTATTGTTTGCTTGGAATCCGTTTGGTAATCCTGTGGAGATATAACATGAAGCAAAGAGTATTAATCTCATTTTTTCCTTAGATTGGTTATTAATAAAAGTTACTTCATTAGTTGTGTTAATTATAATTTGTTTTATTTCATTTATTGTTTTAGTAACTTTTTCCACATCACCAATAATTAAACCGAACTCTAAATATTTTGTAGCCGCAGAACAAGTTTGATTAGCCGATAATGTATTAACCTGATTAGTAGTTGCTAATATGTTTGTAAGTTTTTGTTGGTTTTTAATATTTCGTTCTTCACTCAATTTTCTATCAAGTTCCTGTTTCTGACGATTTCTTTCTTCTAATACAGAATTTAACAAATTAGTTTTTAATTTTTGAATGTACTCGTCAATTTTTGGTAAGCTAGCAATAGGTTGTCTAACTCCGGATACCACTGTTTCAAAATTACCTGGGGTAATTGTGTGTGTGACTTTTGTTATCATATATGGTCCATGAAACATAGGTACGTGTCTTAAATTAAAATACATCGTTGGTTGTAAAGTCGCATTCCCTAGCATAACTAAATTACAAGTATATGACCTACTTTTATATAAATTATACAACGAAATATTTTGGGTTTGTGATGATTTATTATTAGTTTGATTTGCCATCTGATTAATTACTTCCAATGCTTCTGCAGTACTTTGATAATTATCCTGATTAACATTAAACCCGTAAAATATTGATTGGTTTTGTGGTCCTATATCAACATTAAACCCGGCAACTTTATTTGATTTATCATGGTCATTCTTATTAATTTGATTTTCAGCTAAAGGATGGTTTTGTGTTTTAGTTAATGAAAAAGAATCATCATCCATTAAATAATCTGCATTATCTTTTACATCAACAAATTCACTTGGTTTACCAGCATAAAAATTAACCATTTTTGTTGATGAATTTCTATAATCAACATTCATAAATGTACCAAACATGTTATTAGCAAAATCTGAGGTACTATCTAATCTTGGTTTTGGATTTTTTGTTGCTTCTTGTACATTATAAAAATTAATATAACCAGGTACATACATGGTTACAAAATTATTATCTAATAATATACCTTGTACCACCCCCAACAAAGATTTTGTAGGACTTAGGTCAAAAATAGTTTTTCTAAGTTTGTATATGTCAACTAAAATTTTTTCTCCAATGTTTCTACTAGCTCTATCCATTAATAAAACATCCTCAAATAATGTTTTATTTTTAAAGTCATTACCTGAAACCCATTTATCATTTATTATTTTAAAC